CTCCTGCTGCGCCGTCGTTTCCGTCTCGCCGCCCGTGTAGAGGTCGCGCATCTTCTGGGTGAGCGCCTCGCCAGGAGCGAAGTGTCGTAGCCAGAAGTGGGCGCATTCGTGAAGGTAGTAGGCCAATCCTTCTATGGTGTCTGGCCTTGGCACCAGCATCTCTTCCCTCAGAAGACATGCGTGTGCCGGGGCCAAGACCACCTTGCCATTCCTCTTCCGCTTGAACCGGATCTGGATGAATGGCGGGGTGTACTTCCGCGCGATCTCTTGAAACCGCGCGGTCATTCTATGTCTCGCCCTGTATCAGTTTCGATACACGGACACCGATGTCGTAAAGGTAGCCGTCGAGTTCAGATCCAGACTTCCCGCGCGCCTGGACGAACACCTCGCACGGTATCGTCCACTCGCCGTGAGCGTCTTGCAAAAACCCCACGGATACCGCGAACGGTCCCACCTGTTCGGTGACACACAGGCGGCGGTTGGTCAGGTTCATTGTCATCCAAACACATCCTCTGCGCTGTCGGCGAAGTCTGCCTTCGTGAACGCCTTCGAAGCTGGCATCCGGCCACCACCCAGGGGGGCATCGTCCTTCAACTTCTGGACGTTTTCCAACCCAAACGCCACGCCACGATTGCCAGACGTTTCGTAAGCGTAGGGACGGACCTGCGCGCGAAACCAGCCGCCGGAATAGACCTCGCTCTCGTCGATGATGTCCTGCAAATCCTTGTCCACCAGACCAGGGCGGCGGTCTTCGTTGGCGGAGAAGGTCATCACCACGGCGTCATCGGGGACGCCAGCGATGGAGTTGTCTAACTCTCCGTTCTCGCGGAACGGAGAGCGCAGGTTTTTCGGCGGGGTCTTTCCCCACTTCTCGACGACACACTGCGACACTGCCTTCTTCAACTCGCTGATGTCCGTATCCGGCATGAAGACGGCGCGGATCGAGAACTTCTTCTTGCCATCGGGGTTGTCCCTGGGCGCGGTGGCGCGGAACAGACCGACAAACGCGGCGCGAAAGATCGGGGTAATAATTTTCGTCATATCAAGTCTCCAAGTTGAATGCCGCGCGTGCGGCTTTATTGGCCCGAAGGGACCAATCTGGGGGTGCCAGCACAACGCTGGACAAATTGTTGTTCAGGTCGCGCGCCAGATCATGCAGCGCGCTTCGTGATTCAATTATTTTCGTGAGCAATTCCTGCGCCGCCGTCACCTTCTCGATGATGCGCGCTTCCAGTTCAACATCCCGGCGGTACTCCACGCCTGTGATGCGTTTCTCTGGGGGGATACCCCAGCAGATGTGCATCTGGGGCGGTTCGTACCGCATGAGTTCGGGCGGCGTGTCCACCATGCAGTAGACCACCTCCCAGCGTGGCTTCTGGTAGAGCATCATGTAGCCGCGAGCCTGCCACTCGTACTCGGGCTTGTCAGCTTCGTCGCTGGTAATGGGAAAGGTTTCCAATGACCAGGGCGACTTGATGTCGATGCCGAAATCAGGCTCGACGATGTCAGCTTCCCCGGTAACCCAAACGTTACTAAGGCGGGTCGAGTTCTTCTGGTAGTTCGTCCCCCTGACCAGGTTGAGGAGGTCGATGGAATCCTGTTCCACCTCGTTGCCTTTCGACACGTACTTGTTCTGGATCTGGAAATCGACCCCGAACAGAACCTGCTTCGCCACCTTCAGGATGTGGGACTTCGCTGTCTCCGACAGCGTCTCGCCCTTTTTCCTGGGGTCGCCCATCAACTGGGACAAGGAACTGCACCTGAACGGCTTCATGCCCCACACTCCGCGCGGAACGCTTCGTAGTGTTTTTGGTCCAGATCCGAAATCCGGCTTGCGCCAAACTTCTTCAGCAGTTCCACCGACGCCGGGACGCCGTTCTTCCGCGAGAACGATTGCAGACACGCCCTCACGTCATCCAGCGACAACCGGATCTCCGGCGGCACCACTGGCGTATCGGTCGCGGTTGTTTCTTCCACGACGGCAGTGTCGGCAGGATCGACGAACGTTTCCTCCACCGTCTCAACCACCTTCAGGTGGTCGGCCTTCTTACGACCGCGCTTATTCTTGACGGGTTCAGGCTCCGCCTCGGTCGGCGGGTACTCTGGCGAATCGCCATCGGTGCCGACGCCAGCGTGTTCTTCCATCGCCTTCTGGATTTTACCCAGAAGCCACAAGTCGAAGTAGGTGAAGTTTTCGGTATTGATCTCGATCTTCAAATGATGATCCTCCGTTACGTTGAGATAATCACAATGATTATCGCAAGATTGTTCCTAGTCAAGGATTTTTGTGATGTCCCTGGATTTTTGTGCCACCACCCGCATGACCTGCTCGTCCACGGTGTCGGCGCAGACGAAGAAACGGCAGCGAACCGGCCTTTTCTGCCCCACGCGGTGGACCCGCATCGCCGCCTGGGCGTTGTCGGCTGGCACCCAGGATGATTCGAGAAAGCAGACCTCGGCAGCGGAGGTGAGCGTTATCCCCACCCCAGCGGCCACCACCTGACCGATGAAGACGCGGGTCTTCGGGTCGTTCTGGAAGCGATCGATGTTCGACTGCCGCTTGCCCACCGGGGTTCCGCCAAACAAGGTGACGCAGTTGTATTTGCGCAGCCGCACCCGCGTCAGTTCGATGACCTGCTGGTGCATAGCGAAGATGACCAGCTTGTCGATGGCTCCGGTCGCAAGTTCTTCCTCGATGATGTCGAGGCACGCATTCAGTTTCGCCAGACCGATCCAGCGGCGGAGCGTCGAGGTCGATTTGGAGTAGGACTCGATGAGACGCAGGGCGTCGCCACTATTGAAATGGTGACCGTCCCTGATTGCCAAGAGGCTGGCACGCAGCGTCTGGTCTTGTTTAGCGAGTTGTTCGAGGAACAACGGGATGCCGACATCCGCTTCTCCCAGCAACCGCCAGTTCTCGTAGAACCACGGGTCGAGATCGACGTGGCCCTTCGGCACCGTGACCTCCTGGAATGTGATCTTCGGTAATTGCAGCGCCACGTCTTCCTTCTTTCTGCGCAGCATAACGCGCCCCAACACAGACCTCAGTTTCGGGATCGCCGCCTGCTTCGCTCCCGTAATCTTGAAACCAAAATTCGACTCGAAACCATCGCAGTACTCGGCGACGAAATCCCAATAGTTCCGCGCCTCCTGTCCCATCGACTTCAAGTGAGTGTAGAGTTCGCTTGGGTTGTTCGGCATCGGCGTCCCACTGAGACGCCAAGTGTGGGTCGCCGACGCCATGATGCCGGGATTTTTCCCGTGACCGTAGATCGCCTTCGTCCGTTTCGCCGTGCGTTCTTTCAGGTAATGCGCCTCGTCCAGGATGAGTACGTCGTGTTTCCTTCCCCGGTATGCGGCGCGTAACGCCTCGCTTGAGACCAAGAGGTCATAAGAGACAATTGAGACGCCACTCGGGGGGAGTTGGGTCTTGGCTGTTTGGATGATGGTGACCGGGCGGTTGACCGTCGAGAACCGCTCGAACTCACGGCTCCAATTGATGCGGAGATTGGCAGGGCAGACCACCAGGATGTTGGTGGCGGCGATCAAGTCGCACGCATGGATAGCTTGGGCAGACTTCCCAAGACCTGGCACGTCGCCCAGCAAAGCCTGCTTGTTTTCAACCAGGAACTTCGCGCCCTCCATCTGGTAGGGAAATAGCGCGAACGGGTTTTCGGCGGTTTTGAGCTTGGGTTTTTCTGTCAACCCACCTGCAATTCCCCGGCCCATATCCTGATTCATTGTCGATCCTATCAAGCGTTAAGCCGGGTGGTCTTTCGCCCATTGAGCAATAGAAATTTTCAAAATCATGCCATTCGTCGCAAACGGTAATTCCTCTTCCGCCGTAGTATTTCCAAGCCCAGTTTCTGGGGTTGGTGCATCGTTTCAACATGTCGGCCCACGATTGGTACGCGCCGCTGAAACCCCGCCGTTTTGCTTGCCCGTGTTTTGTGGACCGTAAGATGGTTTGTTCTTTTCGGTGGCATCCGCAGCTTACTGTATGCCCGGACCTCAAGCTGTTGGCGCAAACGTTTTTGGCAGCGCCGCAGGAACAACGGCATTCCCAGACTGCTTTGTTGGCCTTGGTTCTGCCGACCAATCTCAAAACCTCTAGACGCCCATAAAAATGGCCTGTTAAATCCAAACGGTTATGCCCTTTTGGCATCTCAATACCCCGCAACAATGCGTTGCGAATATACCAATCTAATCGGCAAACTCAAGACTTCTCGCGCTGGCGGCGCTCGATCTCACGGTTGATGTACCACGCCGCCTTCTGGAGATCCGTAATGGGGTCGCCTTTCAGGTCGCAGCGCATGATGTACTTGACCGCGTTGCCCAAACAGAAATTAAGGGCTTCCGTCACCACGATTGCCTCAACGCCGCTCGGGTGTTCGCGGTAGTGCTGCGGGTTGATGGGGTCGGTCTTTTTACGCATTGTTATTCCTCTCTTGAGATAGCCTGCATCCCGTACATCGCAATAAAAGCGGCCTCTGCTGCGCCGTCGTCCAAGGTCTTGGAGAATCGGGGGGCGTGATTGGGCCAGAGTTTGGATGCCAGCGCGCGGGAGCGGGCTTTGTGAACTGATGTGGTTTCATGCTCGGCGCGGGCTTGCAGCCCCACCGACCCGCGCCAGACGTGCGGTGCGACGATCCTCAGATTGAACCCCAGCGCCTCCACCGTCCCATGGACGATGCCAGCGGCCAGACCAAATCGAAATTGATGCGCTTGCCTGGGGCGGCTTGTGACGAACTCTACGTAGACGTGGGATGCGTCGGCTTCTTCCAGGATGCGGGCCAATGCTGGCACGTCTATCTCGACCGTGTTCTTCGGGCGGCGCGTCGGCATCCTCCCAGCGGCAATCAACTCGAAATTGGGAGCCATGACGGCCCATCCCCCGGTGAAGCCGGGGTCGATGCCGATCACATTCTTGGTCATACGATCACCAGCTTGCGGGGACCGGAAGGCGCGATCGGCTCATTGCCGTCCCATGCTTGCGTCTCGGGCACCCAATCCTCGGGCCGGATCAAGACGCCGTTCTGGCGCGCCACTGCTTTGATTTGTTCAATTCGGGGGGAAGGTATCAGACCGTCGCAACCATACGGGCGGCGATACTGCCAGCGGTAGATTGTGATGCGGGAGCAGTTCAGAAGGTAAGCGAGGGCGCTCTCCCCGCCAAACCTCCCGATGACCTTTGCCGCCTGGTTGTAGGTCGGTCGGCCATGCTTGCCGTTGTTGCGCGGTTTCATTGCAGTCCTCCATGTTGCGGCTGAAGCGTAACAACACGTTTGGATAAACGCAACACCATTGTTGCGATGTTTTTGCGAATGTTGCGTTGGGTCATGTTGTTACGGAGCGCGACGTGTTGTATGTTAACAACACGTCGGGGGGCGTGAGTATGTGGAGGAGCGTATGAACATCGACACCCGGTGGTTCCAGACCAGGTTAGCAGACAAACACGTCAGCCAGCGGCAGCTTGCCAAGCGGCTGGGGCTGGATCCGGCGGCGGTATCCCTGATGCTGCACGGACGCCGGAAGTTCACTGCTCAGGAGGCCGTGGAAATTGCCCGTGTGCTGGGCGTGGAGTTGGAGGCTGTGGTGACCAAGGCGGGATTAAGAAGGGGCGCGGGCGGGCTTCTGGAGGGATCTGGGACGGAGGGGGGAAGTGATGAGGGGAGCGGCGATGTGTTTGAGGTGCCAGTGCCATTAGCTGACGGGGGCGTCGTGCGACTGCCATTGCCGCGCAGGTTGGGGCGGGGGGATGCGGAGCGGATTGCGGCGGTGGTGCGTGCCTGGGCCAGCAACGGAGGTTCTGGGAGCGGGGATGGGAACCGGGAGTGAGGGTGGATTATCCAGAAGGGCTTAATTAGCGCCAACGGGGGGTGGCTCCAAAATGATTTTGGAGGCGGAAAAGATTTTGGAGCCGCTAACCCATTGAAACCATTGGGAAATACCAAAATTCCACCATTTCCAAAATCTTTTGGAAGTTCTATATAAAAAATGGTGGAGTATTACATGCCTGTAATATTCCTATATATCTTTTTATATGTAGTATATCTCTTATTATTTTGGAATAATGGAAAAAGAGAGAGAAAAGGGCAGATTTCCGCTGGTTTTTGACCTCCAAAATCTTTCCAAAATCTTTTTTACCTCCAAAATCTGACCCCAGATTTTGGAAACCAAGGTCTTTCCGCTGGTTTTGAAGATAAGAAAAAGCATTTTTTGATTTCCAGCATGGTTAACGGTGTTACGGTGTTGTTGCGCTGTGTTACGGTCGGAAATGCATTTCGTTCGATGCAATTTGAGTGGTTTTGTTAACGTTATTTTAAGAACCGCTCAGTATGCTCCGTTTGCCGCTCGTTGATTCGCGGGCGCGCTTTTACATCACGGAGGGTATTTCACATGGCTTTTATAGATTGGCTGGCAGGATTGGTCAGCGTTGCGCTTTCCACCATCATGATGGTGGGTCTCATTTTGATTGCGGCGGGTGCGGCATGAAAACGGCAGGCTCTTTGGTCAGCGCCTTCTTGGGTGGCGCGTGCCTGGTCGCAACAGGCTATTGGGTGGCGGCGCTCTTTGTCGCCTTGGGGGTGGGGTAGTCCGTAACGTGGCGAGTGCCCGGTCCGTGGCGAGTGTTACGGGCCGGTGACTGCTCAGCTTGCTTGTCTTGAGGGTGTGCAACAAGCGTTAGAACCCCCTGGCTCCACATGGCCTGGGGGTTCTCGCGTTTTGTTCCTGCCGCGCGGTAGGTGCCGTGGCGAGTGCCAGGCCGTGGCGAGTGCCAGGCCGTGGCGAGTGCCAGGCCGTTGCTAGGGAAACGTGTAAATAGGCGCGCCACCATACTTGTGCGCGCGTTCTGCCCCAATGCGCGTGGCGACGTGGATCAAAGCTGGACCGCCCGGGGAAATGGGTTCCAAGTAGACGCCCAAGCGGTATCGCTGGCAAAGCGCCAGGACGCGCATTGCGCGCGTCATGGTCTTAACAAATAGAACGCGAGTTTGGGGACGGTTCATTCCTCTGCCTCCGCTTCATAAACGGGAACATAAACCGTCGGGTAAAAATCAACCCACCAAAACGACCCGCCGGGATGCTGACCCGGTGCGCGCACGATAAAATCATCCGGGGTGGCATAGGGTATGGCTTCGGCCAGGCGTTCCAGGTCCGGCTCGCCGAAATGCTTGGAATAGCAATCCCCGAAATCGCCAGGTTCAGCGCCTATGACCTTTGAGCCACCGGCGCGCTCTTGCAGCCGTTCGAGCATCTCTGGCTTAGACGATGCCCAATGAATGCGCGCCTCTTTGTCGATCTTCGTTCCGTCACTCCATGCGGTGTAATAGTACCCCGCATCGCGGTTCACTGTAGCCATGTTCTAATCCCTCCAATTATGCTGCGTTAGTGCAGCGTGCGAGGCACGCGCGCGTGGCGCATGCCCCGTGGCGCTGAACTAACCCCGCGCCATGGCGCGAACGATGCTCTCAATGACCGCGTCAATCGAAATTGATTGTCCCGTGGTTGTTCTGGCCCACACATTGTGGCCGTACCAATCGCGCGCGACTTTCTCTCCGTGTTTTTCGAGTTGTTCAGCGAGCCAGGAACTAACAGACCAGTGCTCAAAAACCTCGCGTTCATGCGCCTCAATGTCGTGTTCGGCGCACAAATCCTCTGCGTTGCAATACTCGTCCTCTTCGTCGTCGTGCGTCCACCTATCAGACGCGAGTGTCCATCCAGCCTCTTGGGCGGCGATTTCGTAGTCCAGAACGCCACATATCAGTTCGATTGCGTCGTCGTCTCCCTTTGACGCCATGGCTTCAACTAGATGGGACAGGTTCGCAAAAATTTCATTGCGTACTAAATTGTTCGCTTTTTCGTGTATTTCCAAATCCACCGATCAATCCTCCAAAGTAACAAACAAAACGATGCAATCGCCATGGGGCCTAAATTCCATCGTGTCACCGATAGCGTACCAAGTGCCGCGCACATTGGTGAGACCAACGGCTTTCTTCGCCGCGCGTCGCAGCGCCATGACGGATTTTGTTTCAGGGTGATCGACGGTCGCGCGCTTGACCCACGCATAATTTGCCTCGCCGCCAAACGTATCAGTCAATTCAACGCGGTAAATCATATCGTGTCCCCTCAATTAAACCGAATAATTCCGCACGGTTTCAAGGACCGCGTTCCAGTCGTCTGTGTCGAGTACCGTGTCGCCGTCCTCTGTCTGCACGGAGTAGCGTTGCCACGACGGACACTCGCGCAGGTCTTTGTTTTCGCGGTCCACAAACACGCGCACGCCGTTAGGTGTTCCCCATGACGGACAAGCGTCGTTCGCGTAATGCGTGGGCGTCCACTCACGCGGAATTGCTGGCATCGTTTCGCCGCGAAAATGTGGAAAGTATTTATATAGCTTCATATCGTGTTTTCCCTCCGTTAGGTGACCTATACATAGGGACGTGTTGCGATTAACGCAACAGCGATCGACACAATAAAAATCAAAAATCATGCGACAAAACAACGCACCCATTGCGATAAAATCAAGGTATCATGCGCGGCATGAGCCAAGACAAAAGACTGAACGCTGAACGGGTCATTCAGTTGATCAGCGACGGGAAACCCTTGCGCGAGGCTTTATCGGAGATAGGCATAAGCGCCGGAGCGTTTAATCATGTGCTCCAAGGTGCTCGCGATCTGGCTCAAGCTTACGCCAGGGCGCAGGAGATAAGGTCCGATCTGCTAGCCGACGAGGTGATCACAATAGCAGATTGTGAACAGACAGATCCCGCGCGTGCCAGGAACCAAATCCAGGCGAGGCAATGGCTGACTGGCAAGCTCCACGGCAAACGCTATGGCGATCGAATAGACCTAAACGTGAGCCAAACTCTAGACGTATCAGTGACCCTCGCCGAAGCGCGAGCCCGGTTGATGCGACCAGTAAGCGACCAGGAAGTAATTGAGCACGACGAAACACTAGCTGTTCCGCCAAAAATTGCCCCGAAGCCTCGCGACTAACAATCACTAAGCGCACGCTTTCCGCTTTCGAACCGTGAACAAATCGCGAAACGAGCCGGGAGGGGGTGAGGTGGGGGGTACCCCCGGAAAATCTTCGCGCTCGTTCTTTCCGGGGTCCCTACGCTGTCGAAATTTTTTATTGTAAAATCTGGGAAGTAGTTGTTACGGTTAACAGGAGAGAGGAATGTTTCAAGTTGAATTTATCCGAGACGGGGAAGTCCAGACCGTGGGCTATCCGTTCGAAGACTCAGCCTACCTGGCGGCTACCGGCCTATGGCTCGACCCCCTTGTGACCAGCGTCCTTGTGAAGGATTGCAACGACCCGCTGGCTCCGGTGGTGGTCGAAAGTTTCAGTCGTGCCTAAGCAGCAACCGGTTTACGACGCCCAAGGCGAACAATCCCTGATGGTGGACCTCTGGTCACCCCAGATCCATTCATCGCCCCTCAACTTCGCCATGTACGCCTTCCCCTGGGGCCGACCCAATACACCACTCGAATCCTACAAGGGTCCGCGTGGTTGGCAGAAAGAGACGTTCCAGGAGATCGAACGGCACATCAAGGCCAACGATCTGCGCCGCGCCAACAAGGCCCTCATGGAAATGTGGCGCTCTGCCGACGCCTCCGGACGAGGCATTGGCAAATCCGCCCTCGTTTCAATGCTGGCCCTCTGGTTTATGAGCACCCGCCTTGGGTCCACGACCATCATCACCGCCAACACCGAACAGCAGCTACGCTCCAGGACGATGGCCGAACTTGGGAAGTGGACCGCGCTGGCGATCAACTCTCACTGGTGGGAGGTCAGCGCGATGTCCCTTCGCCCCGCAGAGTGGTTCGGCGAAGCGGTCAAGCGCGATCTGAAGATTGACCTGGGGTATTGGTATGCGTCCGCCCAGCTATGGAGCGAGGAGAACCCGGACGCTTTCGCCGGTATCCATAACCACGCTGGCGTGATGTTGATCTTCGACGAAGCGTCAGGCATCCCCCGCCCTATCTGGACTGTGTCCGAGGGCTTCTTCACCGAGCCAATCCCTGACCGCTATTGGTTCGTGTTTTCGAACCCGCGCCGCAATTCAGGGCCGTTCTTCGAGTGCTTCCACAAAGACCGCAATTTCTGGCGGTGCCGGAACATCGACAGCCGCACCGTGGAAGGAACGGACATCGGGACGTTCAACAAGATCATCGCGCAGTACGGGGATGACAGCGATGAAGCCCGCGTGGAGGTCAAAGGCGAGTTCCCCAATAAAGGCGCGAACCAGTTCATCGGGAAGGATTTGTCGTACCAAGCGGCGCAACGCGAGGTGATACCCGACCCAGGCGCTCCTTTGGTGATGGGGGTAGACGTAGCCCGGTTTGGTGAAGACCGCTCCGTCATTGCCTTCCGAAAGGGCCGAGACGCCCGGTCCATTCCGTGGTTGAAGTTCAAATCCCTCGACACGGTTCAATTGGCGACGATTGTGTCGGAACAAGCGCAGAAGCACGGTGTCAACGCGATCTTCGTTGACGGCAACGGCGTTGGCGGCGGGGTGGTCGATAACTTGAAGGCGTGGGGTTTCAGGGTCATCGAGGTGCAAATGGGGTCAACCCCCAACGACCTGGATATGTACTACAACAAACGGGTGGAACTGTGGGGCCACCTGAAAGAATGGCTGACCACCGGGGCCATTCCCAACGACACCGATCTCCAGACCGATCTGATCTCCCCCGAGTACCGTTATCACCCGACATCCAACCGCGTTCAGTTGGAGAGCAAGGACCAGATGAAGCAGCGCGGTCTGGCAAGCCCAGATCACGCGGAAGCCCTGGCGATGACGTTCGCCGCTCCGGTGGCGAGACTTAACTCGCCGCATTCCCGGCATAACGCCGTCGTTCGTAACCGCGTTGCGCGGGATACTGATTATGAGGTATTGTGATTTTCCAAACGTATTGAGGAGATCTCCATGTCCTTCATAGGAAAGGCAATCCGCAGTGTCGGGCGCGCGCTGGGCATTGTGCCGTCGAAGAAGGCGTCCACGCCACCCCCGACGCCGGATGCGCCGACGCTGAAGGACATTCAGGCCGAAGCAACGCAGCGTCAGTTGGCGGCGATGATGGGCGGCAAGACCTCCACGATGTTGACCGGCGGCGACGGTGAAGAGCAGGACAAGCTGAAAACCAGCAAGGTGTTGCTGGGCAGCGGGAAGGACTGACATGGGCCAGGGCGCTTACATCGTCATGCGGAACAAGATGCAGAAGGCGCAGGATGGGCTTCCCGTCGCTCCGACCGCCGAGGACATCACTGATGACCCGGCTCAGACGCAGCTTAACATGCTGTTGGGTGGTCGCACGTCAACGATCCTCAGTGGTTACACAGGCGAAGACGCCAACAAACTCAAGACAAGCAAACTTTTGCTGGGAGGCGGATGATGTCTTTTGCGAATAGAAGGCGATTTGCCGGTTCGTTGCAGGATTTCCGTGATCGGATTGCCGCCGGTACGCCGAACAGGCGGACACCGTTTGTCCTCGGTATTCTTGACAGGTTCTTGGCGGCGCAAAACAAATCGCGAGCGGCTCAGACAACCACAACACCAGCAGAGCCTGCCGGTGGTCCTGCGGCTGGTCCGTTGTCCAACAACGACCCGCGCAGCCTGACCGATCCGCGCACCCGTTCGACCGTTTCCAAGACTTTGCTGGGGCAGTAGCCGATGGCTGAAGCGATGCCGCTCATGGGTCAAACGAAGACCTCCTCCCCCTTCGGGCAACTGCCACCGAAGAAGAAAGACGAGGCGTCGGGCGACCCCAACGAGCGGCAACGCATCGCCGGGGAGTTGTTGCGCGAGTTTACGGTTTACGAATCAAGGCGCGGCATCTGGGAGAAGCATTGGGAGGAAGTAGCGCGGAAGGTTCTGCCCTACTACTCGACCAGCTTCTACCAGCAGGGAAACATGGTTCCCGGCGTCAAGCGAAACCAGGAACAGTATGATGTGACGGCGAACGCCGCGCTCTGGAAATTTGCGGCGGCGATGGAGTCGATGTTGACTCCTGCCAGCAACAAGTGGCACCGCCTGCGCCATCCCGACCAGAACCTGATGAGACGCCGCGACGTTCAGTTGTGGTTCGATCAGGTCAACGACTCGATGTTCTACTACCGATACGCGGCGCAGTCTGGCTACCAGGCGAACCAGCACGATGGCTACGTCAGCCTCGGCGCGTTCGGAACGTCCTGCCTCTTTACCGACGAGTTCAACAACCCGCTCGATCCCCGGATGAAGGGGCTGCGCTACCGCAACGTCCATCTGGGCGAACTGTTCTTCGCAGCGAACTTCCAGGGTCAAGTCGATACCGTCTACCGCCGCTTCAAGATGACGCTTCGGCAGATTAACCAGAAGTGGCCTGGGGCAATGGGCGACCGTTACCAGAGCCAGTTGAAGGACAAGCCGGAAACTGAAGTCCAGATCGTGCATGTGGTTAAGCCAAACCCGGAGTTTAACCCGAAGCGGATCGACTCGAAGTCGTACCGGTACGCGAGTTATTACGTCTTGCGCGAAGGTGTGATGCTGCTGCACCAGGGTGGGTATCGGTGTATGCCGTATGCCATCGCCCGGTATCTGACGGCACCCGGTGAGTTGTATGGCCGGTCGCCCGCCATGAACGTGCTCCCTGCGATCTCCGTCCTGAACGAAGAGAAGAAGACGCTCATCAAGCAGGGTCACCGAATTGTTGACCCGGTTCTGTTGGCGCACGATGACGGTATTCTGGATGGTTTCAGCTTGAAACCCGGTGCCATTAACTACGGCGGCGTGAGCGCCGAAGGCAGGGCGCTGGTTCAGCCTCTCCCGGTCGGCAATCCGATGATCGGAAAAGAGTTGATGGACGACGAGCGGATGGCGATCAACGATGCCTTCCTCGTCACCCTGTTCCAGATCCTGGTGCAGACGCCGCAGATGACGGCGACCGAAGTGCTTGAGCGCGCCCGCGAGAAGGGTGCTCTTCTGTCCCCCACGATGGGGCGGTTCCAGGCTGAGAGCATCGGCCCGCAGATCGAGCGCGAGTTCGACCTCCTGTACTGGCAGGGGCTTATCCCCCCTCCCCCGCGCGCACTGGTAGAAGCGGGCGTGGAGTACAAGGTCGAGTACGATTCCCCCCTCAACCGCGCGATGCGGTCGGACGAGGCGGCTGGCGTGATGCGCACCTTCCAGTGGGCGAGTGAGATCGCGTCCGTGACCCAAGACCCGTCCGTCATGGACTACTTCAACACGGACGCCATCATGCCGGAACTCCTGGCAATCAATGGCGCTCCGTACCGTTATGTCAGGTCGCCGGAAGAGATCGCGGCGATACGGCAGCAGCGCCAGATGGCGCAGGCCCAGCAGCAGATGGTGCAGGCCCTCCCCGGCATCGCGGCCATTCAGAAGGCGGCTGCACCGGAAGGCACCGCACCTTACTCAGGACAGCCTGGATGAACTTGATCGATCGCGCACGGCAGTATCTGGCGCGCAGACGAACGGCATACGTCAAGACGTTTCAAGGCCCGTTCGGCGAGGAAGTCCTCGCCGATCTGGCTAAATTCTGCCGCGCAAACCAATCGACCTTCCATTCAGACCCCCGCGTCCACGCGGTGGCGGAAGGGCGTCGGGAAGTCTGGCTTCGGATAAGCCAGCATCTGAACCTTACAGACGACCAGTTGTGGCGGATGTACGGTCAACCAACCAGAACGGAGTTGAATAACAATGAGTGAAGGAACCTCCGCAGTCAGCGGGCAAGGTGCAGGTCCGACCGTTTCGGCGACCGCGCCAGTTCAGACAGGTGTGGTGTCGCAGGGTGCATCCGCTGCTCCTGTGGAACAGCCGTCCGCGTTTTCGTGGGCGCAGGGTGCGGACGAACTCACGTCTGGCTACATCCAGAACAAAGGCTGGGACAACCCGCTGAAAGCCGTCGAGTCCTACCGCAACCTGGAGAAGTTGCTGGGTGCGGATAAGGCCAACAATGCTGTTGTAATTCCCAGAGCGGATGCCGACGCGAAGGAATGGGCGGCGGTTTACGACAAGCTGGGGCGTCCGTCTGCGCCGGATGGTTACAAGGTCCAGTTGCCGGAAGGTGGCGACCCTGAGTTCCACAAGGCGTCGATGGGTAAGTTCCACGAACTTGGCCTGACCCAGAAGCAGGGTGAAACCCTGATGAACTGGTACAACGAATCCGTCATGCAGCAGATGCAGCAGGTCGAGACGCGACGTGCCGAAACCTTCAACCAGGAAGAGGCTGCGGTTCGGCAGGAGTGGGGCGCGGCTTACACCCAGAATTTGGCGCAGGCGCAGAATGCGGCGCGCGGCCTTGGCCTCAACGCCGAAACAATCGACGCGCTTGCGGACACACTTGGTCACAAAGCGACGATGAACTTGCTGGCGAAAATTGGCACCCGCCTGGGCGAAGACAGCTTCGTGTCTGGCGACGTGAACAACTCGTTTGGCAATGCCATGACCCCGGCGCAGGCAAAGGCGCAGATCCAGAGCCTGATGTCGGACAAGGACTTCACGACGAAGTACATGTCTGGAAACCAGGACGCCAAGGCGAAGATGGCGCAGTTGCACTCATGGGCATACCCGGAAGGTTGATGAGCATGGAAAAGCTGGAAGCCTGGGTTCGCTGCCTTGAGTTGGCGGCGACGGTCAGCGCGCGCACGGGAGATCACTCCCCGGACGGCATTGTCAAAATCGCAACCCACCTGTATAACTCCTTTGAAACGCCATCGGTGGGTGCAGAACCCGCCGACGTTGCGGACAAGCCAAGGCGCGGTCGCCCTCCAAAAAACCTGGGAGACTAGCCAAAGCCCTGTGATGAAAACGGTGTGATTGGCCCCGTTGGGACAAGCCAAGGCGAGCAGCGGCCTCAACCGCGCGTCTTTGTGTTAACAACAACGAAAGGGCCTTCACATGTCAGTGAACGTCAATCAGGCGTTTGTCCAACAGTACTCGACGAACATTATGATGCTCCTGCAGCAGCAGGGGTCGCGTCTCCGTAATACGGTGATGAACTATTCCTTTGTGGGTAAGGCCGCTTCGATGGCTGAACAGTTCGGTCAGGTGTCGCCTGTCCGCAACCAGAGCCGTCACAGCGACACCCCGCTGATCTCCACGCCGCAGGACAAGCGTTGGATCTACCCCAACGACTACGACTGGGCGGATCTGATCGACCAGCAGGACAGGCTGCGTATGTTGATCGACCCGGCTGGTCCGTACACCCAGGCTGGCGTCATGGCGATGGGTCGTGCCATCGACGACGAAATCATCAGCGGTTACTTCAACGCCAACAACACGGGTGAAAACGGCACGGTTTCGACTTCCACCCTGCACGCTTTTAACTCGAACTCGCAGTCCATCGCCGCAACAACCGGCGCTGCCGCTGCCACCGGCCTCAACATCGCCAAGCTGCGAACGGCGAAACGTCGTCTGATCGAAGCGCAGGTTGACGTGGACAGCGACCCGCTGTTCGCGATCATCAGCGCCAAGCAGCACGACGATCTGCTCAACGAAGCGCAGGCTGTCTCGCTCGACTACAACACCCAGCCGGTGTTGGTGAACGGCAAGATTTCCTCGTTCATGGGCTTCAACTTCATCCTGTCTGAGCGTATCCCCGGCGGTTCCGGCTTCAACGCCGCAATCAACCCGGCCATCGCTACCGGCTCGACGGACGGCACCTATACCACTGGCTCGCGCTGGATGGTTCCGTGCTTTGCCAAGTCTGGCGTGGCGGTGGGTATGTGGAACGACATCCAGGCTGCGGTTGATCGTCGTCCCGACAAGCGTAACTCCTGGCAGGTCTACGTCACCGCAACGGTTGGCGCGGCCCGTCTCGAAGAGCGCCGTTGTCTTCTCATCAACTGCGTCTAAGAGGTGACACATGCCCGCATACATTTCGGCTGAACTTTCAGGAACGAACGGCGCGTCCGGTTCGGTCCTGACCACTGCCCCGGCTGGTTACAAGCCGCGTGCAACGGTGCAGGGAGGGCGCGTCAAGCGCCTTCGCGGCACCTTCACGCTGTCGGCCACGGCGGTCACGACCTCCGACACCCTGGTGATCGGAACGCTGCCCGCTGGCTCGACGTTCGCCTTTGGCGTCATCACGGCTTCGGCCACGATGGGCGCTTCGGCAACGCTTGCCATCGGCACGACCGGCGCAACCGGCAAGTACCGCGCCGCTGCGACGTTTACCGCTGCCGACACGCCGACCATGTTCGGTGTGAACACGGCGGTGGGCGCTGCTGACCCGGCTCTGTCTGCCGACGAGCAGGTCTTCATCACGATTGGCGCAGCGTCTCTCCCGACCGCTGGCACGCTGATCGTGGACCTGTACTACTCGGCCCCGAACTAAGGAACTGAGGGGGCGGGAGCGATCCTGCCCCCTTAACCCTTCAAGGAGAGAAACATGCCCTATTTCTTTGGTATCAATGTCGGCGCTGGTGTGAACGGCGGTACGACCGGCATTCTTGAGCAGGCGACCACGACATCGCGCGATGTCGAAGTGGCTATCAACACGAACGCCAACGTCCCCGACCGCGCCCAGCTTCTTGCGTGCATCCAGGCGCTGGAAGCCTACATCGCCGGCAAGGCCGGAAAGAACTGGTAACCCATGACACTTCGACGCGCAGATGATGAAGCGTATGTTCTTGGCACCGGCCTGACGGCAACCGGCAACGCCGTCAAAATCCGTGGCGGAACGTATATTTTCTACGTCAGCGGAACCGCTGGTGGCGGCACGGATTTCAGGCTTGAAATTCTTAACCCGGCAGGCACGTGGTCAAGGGTGCAGGTCTTCACGGGTAGCATCGTGTCGTTTAGCGCCGCCAACATTCCCATAGCACAAACCGGCATCGAACTTCCGCCCGGAGACGTGCGCGTTGCGATTGTAGGTGGCGCGACATCCATCAACGCCTACCTCATCGGTCTCGGTTAGGAGATAGAACATGCCCGTCATTACCGCAGGCAACACGGCGTCGGCGACCATTGCAGGCGATCAGACCGTCACCATTGTGGTGAACCACAACAGCAGCGGGCGCATCAATTTTGTGTCCGTTGAAGGTGGCGGCTTGGCGATTGCTGGCGCGGGCCAGAGCGGTCGGTCGTTTGGTCCCCAAGCGACGACGCAGACCTTTGGTCCCTACGGTGTGGCTGGCACGTTGACGGTGTTTGCCGACCAAGGTTCGGTCGATTACACGATCAACGCATCCACCTTCCAGAACGTCAGCGTCGTTGCCGGATATGCGCAGACGGCGGGTACGTTCTCGTCCACCGGCACGGGCGCAAAGACACTCACGTCAACGACGGCCAACGTTGTTGTCGGCGCGACCACGACTGGTTTGACGACGCTGACGCGCCTGGACACGTTTACCGTCATCTCGACCGACTCATCCGGCACCCCAGGCAACGCGACGAACAACAATCTCTCTGGTCGCGCGGCCTTCGCGGCTGCGGCATCGACTTGCGTCATCACCAACTCCAAGGTGACGGCAACGTCCAAGGTGTTCGTCAGTCTGGCTGGCGGTGACGCAACCCTCACGTCCGTCCGCGTCACCCCGGCAGCGGGTTCGTTCACGGTCACAGGCAACGCAGCGGCTACGGCAACCACGATCTTTGACTTCCTTGTGGTGAACTAATGGCGCAGAACGCGGTCGATCTTTGCAACACGGCGCTTCAGCGCGTTGGTGCAACGACGATTATGAGCCTCTTGGACAACAGTCCAGAGGCTCGCGCGTGTAACCTCGCCTACGACACAAACCGCCGCGACGAGATCAGGAAGCATCGATGGAACTTCGCAATCAAACGCGCGGTTCTCGCCCCTGACAGCACGGCCCCCCTGTTCGACTATACCTACGCTTTTACACTGCCAAGCGACTGCCTCCGTGTTCTCCGCCCCTCGACCGTCGATCTGGATTGGCAGGTAGAAGGGCGCAAGATACTGACCAACGACAGCGACACGTTGAGGCTGAAATATCTGGCCGACATCACAGACCCGGCGCAGTGGGATGCTTCGTTTTACAACGTCTGCTCCATGGCTCTTGCCGTTGACATCAGTGAGCGCCTCACGCAGTCGAACACGAAGAAACAGATGCTGATTCAAGAATACGATTTTGCGGTGCGCATGGCACGCCGCATGGACGCATTCGAGAGCGGGCCTGAAGACTCAGTTGAGGACACCTGGCTGGTAGCGAGGTTATGACATGCCTCGTACTACATGGACGCAAAACAACTTCAATGCCGGGGAATGGTCGCCGCTAACGTATGGCCGCAGTGACGTTGGCAAATACACCAACGCGCTTGCGACGTGTCTCAATTACATCCCGACCACGCAGGGCGGTCTGACCCGCCGACCAGGCACCAAGTACGTCGCCAACACCAAGTCCAACGGCGTGGTGCGGTTAATTCAGTTCGAGTTCTCTATCACCCAGGCGTACATCCTGGAATTTGGCGACCTTTACGTCCGGTTCTACACGCTGGGCGGTCAGTTGTTGTCGGGTGCTACCCCCTACGAGATCGCCACGCCGTACACTCTCGCCGATCTCCCTGATTTGTCGTTCACGCAAAGCGCCGACGTTCTTTACATCGCGCACCGGAACTACAAGCCACGCAAGCTGTCCCGCCTTGGTCCGACAAACTGGACGCTTACAACAATAGCGTTTGGCGACGGCCCGTATTTTTCGTTAAACACGACGCTCACAACCCTGACGCCTTCCGGGACATCGGGAAGCATCACGGTCACCGCAAGTTCGACGACCGGCATCAACGGCGGCGTTGGATTTGTGGCGAACGATGTTGGCCGATATATTCGTTTTGAACACGGCGGAAGCGTTGGTTGGGGGACAATTACGGCGGTCACTTCAAGTACAGTTGTGACCTATTCGACCGGCGGAATCAGTTCCACCACAGCCACCACACTGTGGCGTCTTGGTTCTTGGTACGGCGTTGAGGGGTCATCCGCGACGGCGCGCTACCCTGGCGCTGTGACGTTTAACCAAGATCGCTTGACCTTTGCTTCAACGTGGGTGGACCCAAACCGAATAGACGCATCCAACTCGGGTGATTACGAGTATTTCGCCCCGACCAGGGCAGACCGCACGGTGATTGACTCCAACGCGCTGGCTTTTGCGCTGAACGCTTCGAAGGTCAACGCCATCAACTGGCTGATCTCCGACGAATGGGGCCTTCTGGCGGGCACGGCATCTTCCGAATGGGTTGTCGCCGCATCGACGACGCAGGTTGCGCTCACCCCGACCAACGTCAACGCGAAGCAGGTCACGAACTACGGGGGCACTAACGTCCCTCCGGTCAGGATTGGCAAATCGACTTTGTTCGTCCAGCGGACCAAGCGCAAGATACGAGAAATGACGTATCAGTTTACGCTCGGTACGTTTCAGGCTCCCGACATTTCTCTGGTGTCCGAACATCTGACGAAATCCGGCATCAAACAGATGGCGGTTCAGCAAGCCCCGCACGCTACGGTTTGGCTGGTCACCAACGACGGCGTTCTGGTCGGCATCATCTACGACAAAGACCAAGATGTCGTTGGCTGGCACCGGCATCAGTTGGGGGGTTTTTCTGACGCTGCGCAGACCCTTCCTCCCGTTGTGGAGAGCATCGGCGTCATCCCGAACACCAACATCGACCGCGACGATCTCTGGGTGGTCGTGCAGCGAAACATCAACGGCGCGACCGTCCGCACCGTCGAACTGATGCAGAAGTTCTGGGAAGACGGCGACACGTTGCCGGATGCGTATTTCGTGGACTGCGGCGCGACTTATTCCGGCGCGGCGACGAACACCATCACAGGCTTAACTTGGTTGGTCGGCCAGACAGTCAGCGTCTTGGCTGACGGCGCGGTTCATCCAAACTGCCTTGTCAGCGCAGGCGGCGCGATTACGCTTCAGCGCAACGTCACCAAGGCGCAGATCGGTCTGGGGTACAACTCCACCGGCAAGACGATGCGCATTGAAGCGGGCGGCGCGGATGGCCCAGCGCAAGGCAAGCTGAAACGCATACACCGCTCGATCTTCCGGTTCTTCCAGAGCGTCGGCCTCAGCGTCCAGGCGACCAACGGAAGTTCCTATCCGCAGCCGTGGCGCACAAGCGCCGACCTCATGGACAACCCCGTTGCGCTCTACACGGGCGACAAACGCTGGAGTTGGGAGGGGTCGTATGAATTGGAAGGTCAGGTGTCGTGGACGCAGAGCGATCCGTTGCCTTCAAACGTGCTGATGGTTTCAGCGCAACTCGACACGCAGGATGGTTGACGTGGTTCATGTAATCCCTTTCGAGGCAAAACATTTTTACGACATCGACGTGCAGCCCGCGCAGGCTTACGTTCGTGAGTATGTCAGCCACGAACACATCGAGAGCCTGGAGAAGCTGAACTCGTACACCGCCGTCACCGATGACGGTAAGCTGCTTATGTGTTTCGGCTTCGTTGAGATTTTCCCAACACGCGCGCTGATGTGGGGTTTTCTGAGCGCAACGTCGGGCGCACACATGACGGCGATGACGCGGATTGGAAAGTATTTGCTGGAACAGATCCCCCACCGCCGCGTGGAGATCGAGGTTGATTGCGAGTTCGAGCAGGGCCACCGCTGGGCGCGCATCTTGGGGTTTGAACTTGAGATCATGCGCCTGAAGTGTTTTCGCCTCGATGGTGGCGACAGCGCCCTCTACTCAGTGGTGCGGCCATGAGTTTTCCCGAAGCACTTCTTGGAATGAAAGTAGTCGGCGGTCTTATGGGCGGCGAAAGCAAAGCCGCTGCGGCCAAATATAACGCCCGTGTTGCGGCGCAAAACGCAGAGATTGCGCGCCAGCAAGGCGTTGCTGCGGTCGAAGCGCAGCAGAGACAGCTTGCTCGCTCAATGGGTTCCGCGATGGCATCCTATGGCGCTTCCGGCGTTCAGATGGATGTCGGATCTCCGGTTGATGTTTTGGTAGACGCGGCGCGCATGGGTGAACTCGACAAACTGACAACCCAGTACAACTACGAACTCAAAGCCCGTGGGTACGACGCGCAAAGCAGACAGGCTTTGCAAGAAGCAAAGTCCGCGCGAACGTCAGCTTTGTTTGATGCGTTTGGTGCTGTCGCTTCATTTGGCTACGGCGAAGGGTGGTTTGGAAGCCAAAGCAGCGACGGCAGCAGCATAAATCAAGTTTTCGGCAGGAAAAACCCTGCGCCAACAAGAAACGATTAACCCATGCCCGTCATCCAAACATACGAACAGCAGGTTCTTCCGCAGGGCCAGTTCAACGCCCAGGCGACCCCCGAACAGATGGGCGCAGGCATTGGCCGCGCCATCTCGGATTTGGGGGATACGTTCACCAAGATCGACCAAGACAAGGGTGAAGTCTGGGCTTACAAAACGTCGGGCGAGGCTTACGTTGACCTGAAGAAAAAGTACGACGAGGACGTAAATAAACTAGATCCGACCGACCCGGAGTTCAACGCGAAGGTCAACAACGCGACACAGAATTTCATGTCGCAGATCGACCAGACTGTCGCCAAGTACAAGGAGCAGGCTCCCAACACATACGGCGCTAACGCTTTTGAGCGTTATATGGTTGCGAACAAACGCTCTCTGGCTGAACAAGCGGTTGTGCGGCAGGCCAACCTGTCTGCTGATTTCCTGAAAGCGCAGGTTGATGACGCTAATTTGCTCGATATGTCACGCATAGCAGAAGACCCAAGCGACAGAAATTTTGAACTTGTGCGCGCAACAGGCGAGGAAGCGATCAAGAAGCTGAACCTTCCGCCGGAACTCAGATTGAAATGGATTGGCGAACGGAACCGTCAGCTTGCCCTGATTCAACTGGATACTACCGCGCGCAATCAGCCTGAGTATCTTTTGAAAAGCATCAACAGGGACGGCGGAAAAATCGTTGCCCCGAAAACCGTCACGCCTGAGTTTCAGAAGTCCGCTGAGAGCGCGGGCCTCAGTCAGGCAGAAGCGGCTTTTGCCTGGGCGGTGTATGGTCAGGAAAGTTCATACGGCAAAGCCAACACCGACAAACCAAACTACGCCGATGCGATTGGGCCGATGCAGGTCACACGCGAGACGTTCAATGGTTTGAAGGCGCAAGGGGCCATTCCCGCCAACGCGGATTTCAACAACAAAGCCGACACGATGAACGCAGGCTTGGTGCTCATCAAGCAGTTGTCGCAAAAGTACAATGGCAACATGGACCAGATCGCGGCGGCGTATTACAGCGGTCCCAAGGCGGTCAACGCTGACGGCTCGATCAATACGCACTACCGCGACCTGAAAAACGACAAGGCCCCGACCGTCGGCGAGTATGTCCGCGATGTCCGCGCCCGCATGGGCATGGGAGGGCCGCGCAACATCCTGCCCCAAGTCCAGATGTTGCCTGATGAAGCCATCGCCGCCGCAAGCCCTCAGATTGCTGGCGCGAAATACCTGACACCGATGGACATCAACACTGGAGCGCGGACAGCAGAAGGCCGACTGAGCCAGAAACTTAGCCTTGAACAGGCGGAATTGAGCGACACGGTAAAGGACGTTCTGTCCGTTCTCGGCGACGGCAAAGAGTTTCCCAACATCAACGACGGCAGGTTCTCTCAGGCGAATCTTGTTCGTGTTTTTGGCCCCAACAAGGGAAAAGAAACATACGACGCAATCGAGAAATTCAAGAGCGTGTCCCCACTGATAGCGTCCATGTCGAAGATGCCCAACAACCAGGTTGAGCAGATGCTCGCGCAATACGAGCCGAAAGAAGGGCCGGGGTACGCAGCAAACCGCGAGTTCTACATGAGCCTGCGGGACAGCGTTGAAAAAATGAAAGACGCCCGCAAAGAAGACTACATGGGTTGGGCGTTGGGCCAGGAAGGCATGAACGTCAAACCGATTGAGTTTGGCGGCGAAAAACTGCGCGAGACGCTAGTCGCGCGCATCCCTGCGGCGATCATGGCGCGACAAGCGCATGGCATTAAGGCCCCGATGCTCTCGAAAGACGAAGCAAACGGTCTGGCCGACATCATCAGCCGCCAGACCGCAGCCGACGCGGTTGGCACGATCAAGGAAATCCGCAAAGCGTTGCGCGACAAGGACGATCTGTACACCGGGTTGATGAGCCAACTTGCCCCGAAGATACCGAATTTTTCCGTTGCGGGGATGATAGCGATCAAACAGGGCGAAGTTGACACCGGCAGCGGCGTATTGTCAGCGGAAGCGGTGGCCGAAAAGATTGTGGCTGGCAGCTTCATACTTCGCGGAAACAGCGCCGACCCAAGCGGCAAAGCGCCATCGCCCGTCAAAATCAACGCAGAAAAGATCGCGGATGCGTTCTACTCCAAAATGGACAAAAACTCTTTTCACCCAAATGCTGAGATAGCCGGGAGAATGGCCTCCGTAACTTTGGGCGCGGTTCAGAGTTTTGTTGCCGCGAGGATCATGGAAGACGGCGGCAAGGAACGCGAAAACTATTCGGGCTATGTAGACGAGGCGATCAAAGCCGTTACCGGCGGAACTGTCCGTATGAACTGGCTTGGCAACAGGAACACAGTGTTCCTGCCGTGGGGCATGTCGCAAAACACATTCCTTGAGCGGTTCCCTGTGGCGTTCAAGGACGCGATTGCCAAAACACCCTTGCCAGACAACATGAAAGACCTCGCCGTCAACCCGGCCAATTTTTCTTATGCCAACACGGGCCGCGACGGCGAGTATATTCTTGTCGATCCAAAGACCCGCAGGGTCGTGGTAAGCCCCAAGACTGGAACCACCATCTCTGTGAGAGTGAGCCACTCGAACAAATTGCCTGACTACTTCAGCAAACTCGGTTTGCCGGGGACCGTCAATGGGCGTTGATCTTCTCTCCGATGATCTCGATTACCTGATCTCGCGGGCCGGGACTAACAACCCCGCCACAAGCGTGTCACCTGACAGCACGTTCAACAACATCTTTGGCGCTCCTGTGCAAGGCGCGGTTGGCGGCTTGGCCGACGCGGCGGATATGGCGTTGAACGCGATGGATATAAGCCGCGCGTATCTTGATGTCATGCCTGGAGGGATGTCGCTGTCTCCGCTTTCGGCGTTCTCCCGTGGCTACGGGATGTTCACCGACACCTACGAAAAGAACAGCGGCCAGAACCTGCGGGAACAAATAAAAAGCATCAAGGAGTGGGCCAAAATCGATCCGCGCACAACGGGATCGACGGCTGCGATTTTTGGTCAAGTCGTGCGTGGGGCGTCACTTTTCGGTGTTGGCACGTTGGCTGGCGGTCCTCTCGCTGGTGCCAGCCTCTTAGGCACGACAGAAGGATACACGACTTACAACGACATGCGTGACCAGGGCGTTGACCCCAACACGTCGCTTGGTCTTGGGGCGCTCGTTGGCGTCACGTCAGGTGCTGGCGCGCTTCTCCCCGTTTCAATTGGGGCGAAGTCGCTGACCGGAATGATGGCGTCCGGTGCCGCCATCAACGCTACCGCAGGTATCGTGCAACGCGGGTGGATGAGTACGATCCTTGAAGCCAACGGCTACAAGGACATGGCTGATCGGTACAAGATGCTAGATGCCGAAGCCCTCGCCGCAGACATGATCCTGGGCGCGGCTTTCGGCGGCATTGCCCGGTGGTCCGAAGGACGCAGAGCGCCCGACCTCCCAACGAAAGAAGAAATCGAAGCCGCTCTGGAGATCGAGCGCCAGGCCATGAAAGAGCGCGGCACGTTTGGTCTGCCTATCAACGAAGAGGCGCGTGCGCTTGACGCTGAAATAAGCGACAGTGTGGTTGACGCCCTTCTGTCAGGCCGCGATGTCGAGATCGACGGAAATGCCGTCAGGTTCCTTTCTGAGAACACGGTCGTTGACCCCGTGATGGCGGACTTCCAGAAAGCGCGCCTGGATGTTGTCAGGGAAGAACTCGGCGATCTGGCTGACGTTCCTGATCTGAGCAACATGAAGGAGCCGGAAGTTGCGCCGCGCCCCGAAACAGACGCAGCGCCAGAAACGCCGAAGCCGCCAGAACAGCAGGACGCTTTCTCGGACATCGACCCAACCATAGTCGAACAGATCAACCGCTTGTCCGAAGATCCTGAATTGGAAGTGGAGTTGTATGACGGAACGGTCGTAAAGGCTGGCGAACTGAAACAGAAGATCTCCGAAAGCCTCGCCGCCACCAAGAAAGACTTGGACCTGATTGATACAGCCGCCGCCTGTATGCTGGGGACAGAAACGTGAAAGACAAATGTAAAGCCGAACTCATCAAGCGCGCTGGCCGCAATCTCAGCAAGGCTGAGATCGACGGCATCGAGGAACGTATGCGCGCAGCGATGCGCGAACTGATGAAGAAAGACCCGGCAAAGACGATGGCGATGTCGCTCGACCAGCGTCTGGCCGAAGCCACCAAACTTGCCAAGGATTGGATGATGAAGGACGTTGTGCGCGCGCACGAACAGTCCCTTCAGGAAGCCAGTCGACTGGATGCTTTGCTGCGCACCATCCGTTCGCAGGCCCCTGGCCTGAAAGACGGCCAGACCCAAGTCCTCAAACTCATGATCCGCAGCACCGAAGTGCGGATGGAGGCGCTCAAGAAGAATTTCTATACGCTTGGAACCGGGCTGACTTCCGCCGACCAAGGAAAATACCTTGGCTTGGTGTCAGATCCGAAAGCGACGTTCGAGATTGTAAAGGCAATCTGGGGCGACACCAACGTGTCGCCTGAAGCAAAGACGTTTGCCGACAACATCAACAAGATGCTGGATTTTATTGCCGACACTTTCCAGCGCCACGGTCTCTCGTTGAACAAACTCGAAGACTACCGAACGCCGCAGCCTCTGGAGCCGTCCAAGCTGGCAGGCGTGAAAGATCAATTTGTCGATGACATGGTAACGTGGGTTGACCGTCAAAAGTACATCAACTCAGACGGCACCCTGATGAACGACACGCAGATAAAGAAGTTCCTCGGCGAAGTATATGAGACGATCCTCACAGACGGCGCGAACAAGCGCGCCGATGGCGAGGCTTCTGGCGGCTCGATGATTGTCGGCGGCAACAAGAACAAGCCGCGTCGTGTATTCTACAAAAACGCAGAATCCTGGAACTCGGCCATGCAGAAATATGGCCGCACAAATAATCTGTATGAACTCCTTGCGTCTCACGTTCACGGCATGTCGAAGGACATCGCTATGGCTCAGACGTTTGGCCGGAACGCGGAAAAGAATTTCCGCAAGGCGCTTGCCGTAGCCGCTAAAAACGATCTAACGACAGCCAAAAGCACCAAGGAACATGAGCGCATTTCTGCGCTTTCCAAGAACGTGAACCATCTGTTTGACGCCTACACCAAGCCCGACCCACTCATAAATCCCCGGTTGGCTAAGTGGAGCAGCAATGTTCGCGCCTGGTTATCGTCCTCCCTGCTCGGCAACAGTTGGACCGCAGCAATGGGCGATGTCGGCATCATGGACTATTACGCGCGGATCTATAACCTTCCCGCGATCAAGGAGTTTGCCAAGAACGTCAAGAACATGATTCCTGACGCCGAACGCGCGGACTTTCTTCAGAAGCTGGGCCTCTGGAACGAAGGTTTCATGCAGGCAAACCAGCGCGTGGCAGAAGAAAACTACTCATCCAACATGGGCCACTTCCTGCACAGCGCGACCAACAAGCTGATGATGCAGAACGCTTGGGATCGCGGCATGGTCACAGGTTTTGGGATGGTGCTTCAGAACACGATGGGCAGACTGACCCGAAAATTCGCCTCCCTGGCGGATGTCGGCGAAGAAGGCAAAATCCTGCAAAAACTCGGCGTCACGGACGAAATGTATCAAGTCTGGCGTCTGGCGGATCTTGTCGAGGGATATGGCGCGGACAGCCTGCTTTCCCCGCGCGCGATTTACGACATCGCGGATGAAAAACTCGCGCCGTTGGTTGAGGCGCGCGTGAAAGCGCGCAGCGAAACTCTGAAGGCTGAGATCGACCGGCGCAACGACCAGACCGCCAAAGAAAAAGAGTGGTACACAAAGGCGCGGGACAAGTTCGACGAGGCTCGGACACGCGCCAACCGGATGCTGCGTGAGTTCGATGACCGCCGCCAGAAGTACGTCGGTGAAGCCAAAGAGATGGCCGAAGCGAACGCCGAACTCCTGCGCGCCAAGCTGGAGCGCGCGGAGGTCGAGCATGACATCGCCGGATACCTGAAGACGGAGACGGCCCAGGACCGCATCCAGCGGTTCCTTGAGCGCGTCGAGGACGGCGAGAACGTCGAGCGCCAGTTGGTCAAGGAGCGCGATTACCCCGACCGACTGCCCGACGCGGTGGTCGAGCGTTACCAGAAGACGCCATCCATCGGAGAGCGCGCGGCCAAGGGGGTTGAAGACTATGGCCGCAGCATCAACCGCACGGCTGAGAACCTGGGCGCGCGCAGGGCGAGGACCGAAGCGCGCATCAAGGCGGCTGAGAAGCGCATCGAAGAGATGAGCAAGAAGTACGACGCGGAAGTCCAGCGCAAGGCCAACGCGGTGGACAAGCGTTTCGCCGCCGCCCTGAAAGACCTTCAGGAGATGGGCGAGCGTTACAAGGAACGCGCCGTAAAACGCAAGGAATACGCCGACGCCTTCCAGGCCAAGGTTGGCAAGGTGTTAAGCGAAGAACTGTTGAAGGCAAAGGACGAAGCTGCCGTCAAGCTGCTTGAGGTCGTGCATCATCACACGCGAAGGGCGCTCCGTGGTTCGTCTGCGGCCAACACAGAAGACCGGGTGGCGCTTGGTCTGACCAAGTTTGAGGCAGGCACGCTCCTCGGCGAGGCGTGGCGGTTCGCGCTCCAATTCAAGAGCGTACCCATCGGCGTGTTCAGAACTCAAATGGAGGTTCTGGGCGAAATGGACGTGCATTGGACGACAAAGGCTGCGTATTTCGCCCGGTTTGCCGCGTCGGCCACGCTGCCCGCCGCGCTGGGCTTGCAGATCCGCGCGCTCTTGACCGGCCAAGACCCGAACGACATGGACTTTACCACCGAAGAGGGCCGGAAGTTCTGGATTAGGGCTGCTTTAAGTGGCGGCGGTCTTGGCATTTACGGCGACCTTATAACGGCGGGTCAAACCCCATACGGGCGCGACACCGTTTCCGTCATCGCCGGTCCCGGCATCGGCCTTGGCATCGATGCCGTTAAGAGCGTTCTTGGGCAGAAATCGTTTATCGCCGATCTCGCTGACGGCGAAACCGACCGTAACTACGGCCTCGAAGCCTTGCAGTTTACCCGTCGTAACTTCGTGCCTTTTGCCAACATTTGGTACGTTAAGGGCGCATTTAACCGAATGGTTTACGACCAGATGCAGGAAATGCTTGAGCCAGGGACCGTGGACAAGCACATCCAGCGGATGGAGCGAAACGGCGCTTCTTACTTCTGGCAACCCGGTCAGTTGTTACCAGACCGCGCCCCGGATTTAACCAAAGCCTACGAGGAGTGACTTCCCGCCGTCGCGGGTGTTGTGATAAAAACAATCCAAACAGGAGACGCCTACATTGACTGTCTCAACAACGACATCCCGCGCGGACTACAACGGCAATGGCACGACCACGGCTTTCGCCGTGCCGTTCTATTTCTTGGATCAGACCCACCTGACGGTGCTGCGCACTCAGATCAGTACGGGCGTCATCACGACCCTGGCGCTGACCACCAACTACACGGTCACGGGCGCTGGAAATCCGGCTGGCGGCACGGTGACGTGCCTTGTTGCGCCGACCGCAGACCAGAAACTTTCCATCCTGCGCAACGTCCCCTTTACGCAGTTGAACACTTACGTTCCCAACGACCCCTTCCCCGCAGCCAGCCACGAACGCGCGCTCGATCAGTTGACGATGGAAGTGCAGCAGTTGGACGAAGCCATCGACCGCGCACTATCTCTGCCTGCCAACACGGCGGCTGGCAGCGTATCCGCCACGCTGCCGACGCCGGAAGCAAACAAGTTCATCGGTTGGAACAGCACTGCTGACGGATTGCAGAACCTCGACGCTTCGACGCTGGCGACGATCACGGCTTACGGCAGTCGGTATGTGGATGTGTTCTCGGGAACCGGCGCGCAGACACAGTTTACGTTGAGCCAAAACCCTGGGACCATAAACAATTTGTCGGTGAGCATTAGCGGCGTCGTGCAGCGCCCAAGCATCGACTACACGTACCCAGGCGGGGCGGTGCTGAATTTTGTAACCGCGCCAGCAGCCGGTACAAACAACATCATGGTGCAATACGGTTCGGTTGTCTCGACCGGAGCGTCAACCAAAGATGCGCAGACTTTTGATACGGTCGCTGCTGTCAACAGCGCGACTATCGATGTCAGCGTCAACCACATCCGCACTGCCAGCTACACAACAAGCTGGCCTGGGGGAGGTGCCACGTATGTCAGGAAACTGACGAACCAGGTCGCCCAACCGAACGCGGCCAACCGTGAGCTGATATACAGTCTCAACGGATCGAACTTCGACCACTGGGAGTTGGTCGGGGACAAGGTGAGCGTCCTGCAACTCGGGGCAGATCCGACAGGGGTGACATCTACTCATGTGGCGTTTCAGGCCGCGATCAATTTTCTGGTGGCTCCCCCGGCCAACCGCTTCAATCACATTGAAGTGCCGTCGGGTAATTACCTGCTGACAACAGGCGTCACGATCCCGGACGGCAGGCGCATCAAGATCGAGGGCTTGGGTGACGCGCGCATTTTCACATCAAGCACTATTACGCTGTTTACCCACACGCGCGGGGCCAACGCTAACTTCTCAACCGTTCATTTCGAAAACATCTGGTTCGAGAACACGGCAGGAGGAGCGCCCGCGAGTGGCGTGCGTGCGATCCGCTGGCTCGGGCAAGACAGTGGCGGCACGCTGTACAAGGACTCCTCTGTTCATGTGCTGAACTGCGAGTTCCGTAAGTTCTGGCGAGCGGTTGATCTGTCTTACGCGCAGGGGTGCACGTTCAAACGGTGCTTTGGTGCGGATAACACGACGGACTTCAATCTTGAACGATGGGCGTCGTTCATTGAAATCCAGGGCTACACGACGCAGCGGGGCACGTATTTCATCTACGGCGACGAAAGAATTGCAGGTGTCTATTCAGGCGGGCTTACCAACTCGCTTTGGATCTCCGACTGCCTCAGTGTCGAAAAGGAAATCGACATCTCGCTGATCGGCTGGGATGCCGTGAACATCAGCAACGGCGGCAGCGATTTGGGCGGCACGCTGGCAGGCTCTGGGCAAGCGGCGATTTACATGCTGCGGTGTACGAACATCAACATCACGAACCAGTATGTGTCCAGTAGCACAACCGTCAATGGAAGCGGTTTTGCGCCCAGAGAAAACCGCATCGGGGTTTGGCTTGCGGACTGCGACACCGTCAAGATCATCGGCAACAAGATCGTCGATAGCGCTCTTGGCGTGCAGGCAACATTCACCACTGAGTCAGACGTTCATTTGCTCGTGGAGGGCAACAGGTTTCGGAATAACCGACTGTCGCACATAACGGCCACGGGCAACTGCCGCAAAGGTATAATTTCGCAGAATCTGTTCGACAACACCCCGCCAAGAACCGCTAAGAACTTCGACATCTGGCTGAACGAAACGGGGAACCGCCAGTGGAATGTCAGCAGCAACGTGTTCCAGGGCGCGGCTTACACGATCACGGCGGCAAGCAACTGGACTGTTGTCGATAACATCTGGTCGAGTGCGAACATACCGCTCACCTTTCGCACCAATGACACAGATCGGCTGACGATCACGGCTGCGGGCAAAGTCGGGATCAACTCCGCAGCGCCCAACGGCAATCTGGAAGTCGTAGAGCCTACCGCAAACAACACAGGACACGTAGTCGTCTATTCAAACGACGATCCGTCCTTGACGCTGATCCAAACCGGAACTCAGGCGTGGACAGCTTGGGTTGATGCCAGCGATGGTAGTGCGTTCAAGATTGGCGGCAGCAATGCGGGCATCAGCGGCGCCGTCCCGTACCTCACGATCACGGCAGGGGTGGGGGCCGGAAGGGTAACGGCAAACGCGCCCGAGGGGCTGGGCTACGGCACGGGCGCTGGCGGGGTGGTTACGCAAGCCACGTCCAAAGCAACCGGCGTGACGTTGAACGCTGCTTGCGGGCAGATCACGCTAAACAATGCCGCGCTGGCTGCAAGCACAACCGTGTCGTTTGTGCTGACAAACAGCAAGATCGCGGCGACGGATGTGCTGATCTTAAACCACGTCAGCGGCGGCACTGCTGGAAGCTATCTGCTGAACGCTCAAGCCGCCGCCGGGTCGGCCACCATCAACGTCCGCAACATCACCGCCGGAAGCCTGTCCGAAGCCATCGTGATCGGGTTTGCCGTCATGAAAGCTGTTACATCATGACAAACAAAGCACGCATCCTTTCCGACGACGGCACCCGCATTGTCGCGGACAACATATTTAGCGCGGATTTGCCATGACGCAGTTTGTAACAAACGATGTGATTGCCACAGACGCCGTGAATGCGGCGTCGATTGCTGCAAACGCAGTCGGCACGTCTGAGATCGCGAACGACGCCGTGACGACGGTAAAGATCGCCAACGCCAACGTCACGCCAGCGAAGCTGTCGCAACCTTTCACGCTGGACACTGTGCAGGCAACGACCAGCGGAACCACAAAAGACTTCACCATTCCTGCCTGGGCGAAGCGCATCCGCGTTCTGCTGAACGGCGTGTCGTTGAATACGGCGCAGCCGCGCGTCAGGCTTGGTACATCGGGCGGCATTGTAAACACAGGATACAACGGATCAGGCAGCGTCATTTCGAGCGCGGTAGTCACCGCAACGCTGTCGGCTGGTTTCGACATCTATTTGAACGCTGGCGCGGCTACAGCCGATTTGTACCACGGCGCATTTGAGATCAGCTTGGTCGATGCAGCCACCAACACGTGGTCGGTCTACGGAGTGTTCTCCACGTCGAACGTCGCGCGCACGCACACGACGGCAGGAACCATCGCTCTCGCTGGCGCGCTGACCACGGTTCGCCTCACATCGACCAACGGCACCGACGCCTTCGATGCCGGTTCCGTGAACGTACTTTACGATTAGGAGATGCCCGATGACTGAACTCGACCCCATACAGTTTGGCGAACTGAAGAAGCACGTTCAGCTTCTTGAAGGTCAGGTCACGGAACTCCGCGAGGACGTGAAGAAATTGCTGGAGATGGCAAACAAATCCAAGGGAGGACTTTGGATGGGACTGACGTTCGCGTCGATGTTTGGCGGCGTCATTTCCTGGATCATTGGACACATCAGGATAGGGTGATTTATGCGGGAGAATTTCAGGAGGGCTTTTGAGGCAGTTCTTAAACACGAGGGCGGTTACTCTGCCCATCCTCTCGACCCAGGCGGCATAACCAACCTCGGCGTTACCAAGAACGTCTGGCAGCATTGGGTGGGGCATCGGGTCAGCAACGACCAGATGCTGGCTCTCACGAAGGAAGACGTGGAGCCGCTTTACCGCGCCCACTTCTGGGACCGGATACGCGGCGACGAACTGCCGTCAGGCATCGACTACGTTATCTTTGACGCTGCCGTTAACTCTGGACCGACGCGGGCGATCCGCTGGGCGCAGCAGGTGCTGGGCGTCGAACAGGACGCCAAGCTGGGACCAAGGACGATGGCCGCGATCCAGAAGGCGGACCGCCACAAGTTCATCGATGACTACTGTCTGAGGCGGTTGGGCTTCATGCAGCGCCTGCCGATCTGGACCACCTTCGGCAAGGGGTGGCGGCGGCGGGTCGATGAGGTCGAAGTTGCGGCCAGAGCATTGGTCGCAACCTGAAACCTATTGATTTGGCGGGGAAACTGATTCACATTGAGACACAACAACATTCCCCGCGTCGGTGGCGTTCCTCCCTCCACCGACACACCTAGCCCCGCTCTCCCTCCAGAGCGGGGCTTTTTCTTTGCATTGCGATCATGATGCGGTCGGCGGTGGCGGTGGCCGCAGCCGTTGCAGCTTCCTCAACCAGGTGGGCGTAGCGTTTCGTGGTCTGCGTGGACTTGTGGCCCAAGAGTTCGCCGATCTGGCCCAGGGATAACCCAGCGGACAGGGCCGCAGACGCGAACGAGTGGCGCAGGTCGTGCATCCGCAGGTCGGGGCAACCGGCTTCATTCCGCACGCGCTCCCACAATTTCTGCGGGGTCAGGATGCCGGTGATGGTTCCGGTGGTGCGCGGCAGGCGGTCCAGAACGTCGCGCGCTGGCTCTGGCAGGTAGACCTGTTTCTCGCCCGTCTTGCTGTCTGGCAAGTTAATGGTGCTGCCCTTGATCCACTCCCAGCGGGCGGCAGCGATCTCGCCTTTCCGCGCTCCGGTCAGGATCAAGAGGTAGAGGAACGCCACGGACGCCGGGTTGGCTGCGGCTTCCCGGTCCAGGATCTCGGCGATGCGTGCCGTCTCCTCGCCCGTCATGTAGCGGCGTCGTTTGTTTTCCTTGTACCGCTTCACGCCCCGGACAGGGGATCGCTCGATCCACTCCAGCGGGCGGCAACCAAAGTTGAACATGCCCGACAGGAACGCCAGGACACGGTTCGCCTCAATGGGGGTGGACGCCATCCCTTCGTGGATGTCCGCGATCTGGGAGAAGGTCACGTCGACCACCTTCATGCGGCCAAGGCGTGGCTCGATGTGCAGCCTCCACTGCCTCTCGTAAGTGCTACCACTTTTGATACGGGAGGCGTGCCGTTGGTAGTATTCCTTCCAGAGGTCGGCAACGGTGGGGGCGGCACGCTCCTCGGCGCGGTCGCGCGATGGGTCGCGGCCAGCGGCCACTTCGGCCAGCCACTCCTGCGCCACACGCCGCGCCTGGACCAGCGTGATCTGGCCGCGGGTGCCCAGCTTCGGCTTTCGCTGTTCGCCGCCCTTGGTGCGGTAGAACAGGTAGAACCCGGCGCTCTCTTCAAAGACCCGCAGGTGCAACCCGCGCACGTTCTTGTCGCGCAGGATGTCACCGGGCTTGGCTGTCCTGATATTCTTTTCGTTGAGTTCCATTGACCCCCCCTGGTCGCATACTGGTCGCGCTGGTCAGTTAAGAACCGTGAGCGCCGTATGCCGTAACACACTGATCTGAATATGGTCAGTGATGCAGGGTGATGTCAATATATCCAAACAAAAAAGACTGTTAATCGCTAGGTCGTAGGTTCGAGTCCTACTCGGGGAGCCAATGTTTTCAAGCACTTGGCTTCGCTTCCTTAACCACGATCAGAACCTCTGGTCGCTTACTGGTCGCTGCCAACCACGCTACGGCGCAGCGCCTGCTCCTCGTAAGCCTGGACCTCGGCAATCGGATACAGGATCTTCTTGCCGATCTTCAGAAAGCCGGGGCCTTCGCCCCTGTGTCTCCAGTTGGCTAGCGTGCCGGGACTCATGCGCAGACGCGAAGCCAGTTCGGGCACAGTGAGGTATTGGGGGTTGGTCATGGTTACTCCTTCCAATCATGGGGACCGCCGATCCAGCGTTCCCAATCGGCCCGAAGAATTTCGAGTCCGGGGTTGATAAACGAGTAGGTGCTCTCACCAGGCGCGCCGTCTTTGCGCACCTTGGAATAGCTGGGCGCGACGGCGCGCAGGTTCCGAAAGATGTCTTTCTTGCCTGGGAGGCGCGAGCGGATGTTGCGCTGCACAGCCCAAGTCTTAAAGGCATCGGTTAAGCGGGACGTTGCGACGGACGCTGGCAGCGACCCCTCGAACCCGCCGCCGACCAGTTCGTCGATGGTGATGCAATCCAGCCACCACTCGAAGAAAGGCTCAAGGCTCTGGTGCTTTTGCTGCGTCAAGCCGGTGGTGGCCGGGGCTTTGTTCAGGTCCGTGCCGTCAATGTTGTAGTCCATAAGATACCGAAGCAGGCAGGCGTACCCGCCCAGCTCCATGCCGACGCGCATGTCCTCGAAGAACTTCCTGTCCTGCTTCCTGGCGTTGCCGACGTTGAAGACCGCGAAGCGGCGCTCGTCTACGGTGGCCGGGACCAGCCAGTTGTCGTTGCCAAGGATCGCCACGCGGGTGAGGTTATCGACCCGGTACGGCTCCATGCCTTTGCGCTCGATGACGTGTTCCGACCCGGTAATCAGACCCTTCAGCTTACCTTCGGCGCGCTTGTCGCCAGCCCATGACGCCTCGTCCAGGACGAAGAACAGGTTGCTCTCAAGGTGGGAATTGAAGTTGGACAGCAGGTAGCGTTCATCGTCAGCCACCAGGAAGTGGGTGCCCAGCAGGAAACCCACGCGCTCGACCAG